GAAGTATATCGCCCATTTCACCTAGCTGTTCCGTAGCGGATTTCGTCTAACAATGCTTCATGTTTTGTCAGGCGTTCCTTAATAAGTTGGATATTCATATTTTGCATCACATCAGCGGGTAACTCTCCCTCCCTGGGCCAAGTGTAACGAAAGTCGCTATTCATTTCCACCTCGTGCTTGAGGCGTAGGATCTCCATCTCTAAGGTATTTAATCGAGCATAGATCAACATCGCTGAGTACACCACGAAGATGGTCCCGCCAAAGACCTTCAGTAAAAACGCCAGCGGAGTCTTTACATTCGTATCCTCGCTGATGTTAGGAGCCATTAGATAATCTCTTCAGCTTTCCACTCAGGACCCGCAAGGATCGTAAGTATCTCGGATTGGGTGTACTCTTGTTTGCCGCTCAAGAAAGAGGGTTTAGCTCCTTCGTATTTAACGAATGTTTTATCCCCTGCTAAATTGTATCTTAGTGTATCCGCTGAAGTCTGCATGACTTGATCAAAGTCCACAGAGCTAACTTCAGATGCGTCTATAATTACATAATTTTTCATATCTACTTACGAGGGTACTGTGGTTGAGTAGGTAGGGGTTGTGTTACCTTGAGTGCCGTTTACGATAGTACCGTTATTTCCGTTACCACTTTGATCTGTTATGGTTGTGCCTGTTCCTGCATTGTCATCTCCCATTCTCCACCAACCATCAGGCGAGTAAGAGGAAAGACTGATAGGCACTCCGCTGTTGTATATCTCAGATATTTGAGTGGCTGTTAATGCATTATTCCATAGGCCTACTTCATCAAACAAGCCTCCTGTCGGGTAAGCTAGCGAACCATTTATTCCTACCCTAAAGTAATCTATGTTTGTACCTGATAATTTTGATCGATTATTAATAGTTACAGTACCACCTAAAGGATGGCTAGAAGCGTTTACTCCGTCTACATAAAACTCATACCCTGTTCCGTTGTGATTAAGAACTATATGATGCCAACCAGCTGCTAAACTTGATCCTGAACCCACATTCCAATTTGTTCTGTAAGCACCGTGATAAAATTGAAGTATCCAAGCAGCATTATTCAAAAGTCCATGACTGAATCCGTTAAAACTTGATCCTGAACCCCACCCCGCAAGGTAACCTGTAGCAGATGCATTCCCCGATTGAATGGGCGTATCTGTATTCACCCAAAGAGATAAACAGCCAAGGGATAAACCTGCTGTTCCTAAGTCACCGAGCATTACATAATCATCTGAGCCATCAAGGTCTACTGAGTAGGTGTTACTGAATGGAGGTACAGTAGGACTAGCGATTATTCCGCTACCAATGCTAGGAAGTATAAGTGCCATCTCTTAGGACGCTGTGTCCCCTGCTAAAACAAAAGTGTCAGCAGCATAAGCCAATAAACTAGCAACTCCATACTGAGCATTGATCTTAGTGTGAGACTGTCTATTGTTAATAGTAGTTGAAGAAGCACTAAAGCTTACTTGTCCTGCTCCTTTCTGCACAAAGCTACAATTGAAGCCTACCCCCAATCCGCTTGGTACTGTTACGGTTACTGCAGAGGCATTATTAAGTACTACTACTTTACCATTATCTCCTGCAACTAGCGTGTAAGTAGTCCCTGTCTGATCATTAATCGATGCGTCAAAATCTTCTAGCTTGTTACCGCCTAGGTCAACTGTACCACTTGATACCGCGATCACATTTGTGTCTGCCGTGCCTACTGTTTTGGTGGCCGCATCGCCTAAACCAAGGTTTGTGCGAGATGTTGAGGCACTTGCCACATCGCTTAAATTATTACTTGCGACAAGATCGCCCTGGGGGGCGGCGGCTACTAAGTTTGCTACCGTTACCTTCTTGGTGGTTCCCTGTGCCGATCCGGTTGTATCTGATACATCGGTGATAGGAATAATATCCGCCACATCGGGTGTTCCGCCGAGTGAGGTTAAAGATGAAATCTTTTTATTTGCCATTTTTTATTTCCTTTTAATCGAATGCTAAAAATTGTCCTGCTTCCACTTGCAAGAAATCTGCCGCCTCGGATTGGATAACGCCATCAGGGCCGCTAGGTACTCCACTACTCGTTAATGGGCGAGGCGCACCTACATTTAAATCAAGTGTAATCATCTTACATTTTGTAGGCGATAACCGCACCACTCGTAAGCGTGACCCCGGTTATTCTGCCATAGATTGCGGTATTAGCGGATAATGTGGTTGCATCCTGACCGGTGCAAATATCTGCGATGTTATCGATGTTACTTGTCAAGCTTGCCAAGACGGTATCCTCAGTTGCCACTATGCAAAAAAAGTCTCCTGTATGTGTGGAAGTATCGTTAATATATTCGCCGCCGTTTAGTCCTAAACCTCTATATTCGTTTGCCATATCTTATATTCCTATTTGGGATGTTGTTCCGTAAGTTATAAATTCTGTGTGTTGTGTTTGTCCTTGAGCGCGTTCAAGTTTGTCCAACTCGCTAAGTAATACTGCTTCTGCTTGGGCTTGTATGGCCCCGCTTTTATCAAACTGACCATCGGTGGCCAGGTGGTCGGAGTAAGCACCTAGTGTGGCATACTCTGAGAAAATGTAAGGGAAGTCATCCCCTGCGCTGTAGTCCGCAAAGGGAGCGCGATAGAGGACATAGACAGGTGCTGTGCTTGAGCGGTCTACCAGCACAAGCTTTCCATTGCCTGCCCCGGAGTATTCAACGCGGTAGGCTAAATCCCGTGTGTTACCCGTCTCATAAGGGTCATTCTCTGTAATGCGTAAGACCTCTCCAATTGTAGATCCATAATCTAGGGTAGCAATGGTGGTAGCTGTGGCTACAGCCCCACTTCCTGCTCCGCCCGTAAATGATATCGTGGGTGGGGAGGTGTACCCTGTCCCCGAATTAGTAACAGCGGCACCATTAACTTCACCGTCCGCATTAATAGTGGCAGTAGCGGCGGCACCTGTGCCTCCCCCGCCTGCAAAAACTATTGTCGGTGCGCTTGTGTAACTTGATCCGCCTGTCCCAATGCGTACATTGCGTACTTGGATATCGGGTATCTTCTGCTCAAAGCGTACCATATCGGGCCATCTTGCCCGTTCCCATGCCAACCGCCCAAAGCGGTTAAAGCTACGCACTGCGGCGTTTGTCTCTGCGGTCACAAACGAGTCAACCCCTACCAAATAGGTGAGGTTGGTAAGCATCGTATTGACCGGGATAGTCCTCATGTGGCGGTCTGTGCGCGGAAGGATGGATTATCCCTCATAAATTCTCTTATAAATTGCTTGTCCCCCCAGCACCCACGATGTGATTGGTGCCAGCGAAAATATTCCCTTGCGGGGATTGTGGCTTTTAATTGACCAAGCCCTTCTGACTTAGCCACGCCCATCTCTTTGTTTTCCTTGCGTGCCATTTGCTCACGCATGGAAGCTTCATGTTTTTCTAAATCTACTTCATAACGCAAATAACGATCCAAGTTCTTCATGAACTGAGATCCATTTCCGTTTTTCCATTTTGGTATAAGTAGTTCTGACATTTGTAGTTGTTTGTAGTCTGTTCGTTCGTGGGGGGACCGCTACGCAGTACCCCCCACTAAGTTATGAACGAACGAGTTAAATCAACCGAATTGACCGAGATCTACGATGCGTAGACCGACAACGATCTTGCCTGCTGTGGCTGATGCGATAGCGGCATCTGTGACTTCAAGAAGTACGGATACTGCACTATTTGTTCCACCAACAGGTTGTGACTGAGCGCCTGTGAAAGCATCTCCGGTATTGAATACGGGAGCAGTCATTGCATCCACATCAAGAGCATCGATAAACTCATCGGGGTCACCCGCAGTGGTTCCGATATCAATGACGAGACTTGTTGTGCCGGCAATGGCTTCGGATTCATAAACCCCTACACACTCGACTGCACCACCCGCAGGGATGGTAGCGATGGTAGCTTGGCCACCATTGCCGATTGCTTGAAGGTCTTCGTAGGTAGCGGTATATACATGAGTAAAACCGCGCCCTGCTTCATTATTAGATAATTCTGCCATGTCTTATTTTCTCCTAGATTTTAAGGATTATTAATTAAAGTAAGCGTGTGCTTTTGGGCTATGGCAGGCGAGGCCAGCAATAACATCGCAAAAACCGCGTCTTCCACCGCCTTGGTTTTCAAGCTCGGAGTTGGACTCAGCTTTTAAGGTGTGAACTGCTACATACTCAGGGTCGATAAGTAAACCAGCGTCTCCATCAATTGTGGAACTCCCGGAGGTCCTGTTTAGAAACACGCTAGGCACTATATTTACCAAACCGAAATCTCCCTCGTAAACTGAAACAGAAAGAGTGATCTTTTTGGATTCAGCGGGTTGGGTAACCTGGAATGTACCGTTAGCTGCTGGAAGTTGGCGTGAGAAGTCACTGATCTCTTTCTTGAGTTGTGGTCCTGCAATAAGAGTCAACTGTCCACCGGGCATACCGTTGGCTTCATAAAGTTCTTGAAGAACGCTATTAAAGGTAGTTTCGGTTTGAGTTGCAGTTGTGTCATTTGCGACATTCTGTGCAAAAGCAGGAACATCAGATGGTTGACCACCTAATCCAAGCCATTTAAACATACCGCGAGTTTTGTACGGTGCGCCTGCTCCGGAATCGGCTTGACGATCCTGGGCTGAACACATTGCACTTTCCATGTCGCGCTTGATTTCACGAACGGCCTTACTTTCAGCGTTTGCGAACTCTGATGCTACACCAGCGGTGTCTACGATTTCTTGGATATCGGAAACAGCGTAGGTGCGGCGGAACTTCTGAATGTAGTTACCGATGCGAGCGCGGTTTGCGGATTTATTGTCAAAGCTTGTGACATCTTCTCCTTCATTAACTCCACCAAATTCGGGAGTCGAAAGATCATCGACTTGTACTTCAAAGAAAGTACCGGATGCAGTTGCTTTTTTGGCCATTGAAATGAATGGCGTAGATTCGGGTTCTAGTGTGGTGATAATATCACTGATATCCTCACGATTTCCACTTGTTGAGTATGATGCGGCTTTAGCCATAATTGGATTCCTCCTGTTTTTTTAAGATTGGTTTTTAAGTTTTAAATAATTCTGATAATCCGCCATCGATCCTGTTTTTTCGTACTTTGCCTTCGCCACTTGCAGAGACTTCGCTTTCTTTGCTTGCGGTGTCTTTGGCCTACTAGTTCCTGCCTCTGCACTCGCTACGGGAGCTTGTGGTTTTGGTTTAGGTTTAGATGCATTATTCTGTCTTGCCTGTACCGCTCTCATACCTTCAACCATGAGGCCAAGGGCAAAGTTTGAGTTGGGCAAGTATTCAACCATTGGCTTGTAAAGCGGTGACTGCTTTACTTGCATGAATAACTTATAGTCATCGCTCTCCGGCTCCCCAAGGAACTCAAAGGTTTGCGTGGCTTGCTGATCTGCTTGGGTGCGTTCCTGTATCCATTTCTGACGGGCAGGTGCATCCTTGCGAAGAATCTTCTTTGCGTTTGTGCGGATGCGTCTGAGGTCGGATTTGGTATAGGTCTTGTCCCCGTCTTTTACCAGGTACTCATTGCCATTGTCATCGTATTGGACTTCGTTGTCCATGCCTTCCTCCGCCCATTCTATAAGCGTAGTCATCTGCTCGACTTCTTTGGTAAGAGCTTGTGGATCTGAGATGTGGTGCAGTGCATTGTCCTTGAGGAACTCAGGCAGTTCAGTTGTTTGCGCTTGCTGGGCTTGTTGGGCTTGTGCCTCAAGTTCAGCTTTTTCTGCAATCAATGCTTTTTTCTGAGCGGTTAGTCTGCCAAACCGTTTAATCGCAGATGCGTTCAGCGATTTTGCGAGTTCGCGACTTTCCTCTTCGGATAAGTTATCCAGGTCGATATTATATTTTGAAAGAACATCAGAAGGTTGTGGAGACAGCGTATTGTCTTCCGTATCTTCGGCGGTGTTATCCTCGGTTGCTTCTGTAGGCTCCGCAGTAATATCAGCGGGTTCATCGGCTTCCTCGGTGGTGGCTTCCGGCTCTGACTCTTTAGCTTCCTTGCGTCTCAGTATCTGATCTGCAAATTCTGCCATTGAGACATTTCCATCTGCCTGCGTTTCACTGTCCACGGAATTTTCAGAGGATTCCGAGATAACCTCTTCGGTAATTGTTTCCATAATAGTCAAGGCTAAAGTAGCCTAGTGTAGCAAAATGTAGTACATCTACTATGTAGTGGCAACAAAAAAGCCCCTACGGCTACCCCATAACCGCAGAGGCTGTATAGACTAACTACTAATCTAAAGCTTATAAAACATATCGAGTTCCTCGTCTATAGCCTCAAGTTTACCCGTCATCATAAAGTGGCGATTGGTAGATTCTATAATAGGTTTGCTCTGAAGTTGCCTTATCACTTCTTCCCGCATCTCTTCCCGCATGGCAATGTATTGCTTAAAGTGGGGGTCATTCTTAATGGTGGCCAATGCGCGGACTGCTTCGTCGGCATCTATCTCGTGGTTCGTTTTTCGCTTTTTCATTTAAATATTTCAAAGGCGATAGATAGGGCGATGAACATGGTATCCAGGATCATCTCTCTTTCGAGGAAGAACATAACCAGCACAATGACCCAATACCATTCTCTTTGCAGTTCTCGCACATCACTTCCTTCGGACAGGCTTTACTCTTCGGCCCATCCCTACCTTTCTCTTTTCTGCTTTCTTCTTGGCTAACTGCGACTTGGACATTTCGCTTTTGGTCTTGGGTGTCTTCTTGGACACTCGCTTGGTGGGGCGGCAGTATTCATTCTTGCCGCCTTTGCCGCAGGGTTTCCCGGAGCGGGTATCTTCCCACTTCTCATCCTTCCAACGCTTGAGGCTTGTGCCTGCCTTTGTCTTGCGGACTTTACCTTTTGCCTTGCGGCACTTAGCGATCTGTTGAGATGCACGGGCGGAGGGAAATACCTTTACCCGCCTTTTTACTTTTTTATAGCAAGCGTCCTTGGGCATCTTACCATTTCTTACATGACCAATATCCGGCGGTTAATTTAGATTTCTTTTCATCGCACTTATGTCGCGCTCGGAAGGATTTACGCCTGGCGGGTTCGGATTTTCTAATTCGCATATTAGGGTCTCCAAAACGAACAAGGCGGACTTTATCTCCCTCCTTAGCAAGTACAGCAAACTTCTTAGATTTTCCTGCTGTTCGTTTTGGTTTATTGTAACCACTAAATCGTTCACCTCTGTAGGTTATGCTCACTTTTTCTTACCACGCTTATTGACCATTCTTTTACCGGTCTTCTTAGCGTAAGCAGTAGCCGCCGCCTTACCCTTCTTTCCGTATCCAAACTTTTTCTTACCTACCATTGGCATAATACTTATCCTCCTGTTTGTCCGAATTGTGTGGGTGCGGTGCCGAGCCTTCCAATCTGAGCGTTTTGTTTTTGCTGAATCTGCATCTGACGCTGTTGCATATAGGTTTGTATACGCTCTTGCATGGCAGGATCCTGCTGTGCTTTTTGCTGAATGTCAGGCTGTTGCAACCACTGCTGAAATACTTGAAGCTTCATCTCGTGAGCATCGTTCTCGCGGACATTAGGCGGTACACCCGCCACAAGCTCTGCAATGGTTTGACGCTCTTCTTCCATTGCCTTCTGTGTGGCAGTCTCTTTGGGAAGTAAAATTTTCTCAGAAGCACCAGGTAGGATTTGCCCTACGGTAAGCTGAAGAAGTTTCTCGGTGTCTAAAGTGCCGTTTTTATCAAGCATACCACCTAGTTCTGCTACAGTCTTTACCCTCTCAAGCATTTGCTCCGGGTCTTGAGTGGCGGCATCAAACTGCATATAAAAGTCAAACCTCTCACCGGGTCTGCCCTTGGAAAACTTTTGAGCATCCTGCATACCGGTGACACGGAAATATTCCGTATCGGGTCCATACTGCTGATAAAGGGTATAGACTTGATCGATGACATACTTGAGGTGCTGGAACACTTTATCGATGTTTCGCTGTTGCTTCATCTGTGCTTCCACACGATCCACGCCTGGAGCGTTGCGTCCGATGTAGCGATCAAGTTGCTCCTTTACATACCTGCGTACCTCCATAGAACCGCCATCATAGCGGGGAGTATCTGCAAACCTGTACTCTCCAGGTGTACGATAAGGGATACGAACTCCCGGACCCCACTTGGTGGGCGCCCTACCCAAAGGGTGTTCCAATGGCGGCATCGTGGCAAGTGACTGACGGTCAATACTTGCGTCCTCTTCAATCTTTAAAATATTTTGCGGGCCTTCACCAAGCTCGGAAACTGAGCGGCTGTGATACAAACGCTTGGATGTTTTCTCATAGGTACTAACTACGAAGGGATACTTTCCGTGAGAGTAGTCTAGCAATTGATGTTTAGCGTACATCTCAGGCACGCGGTCATGTAAAATCGTGCAGTATATACCGGGTATACCATCCTCATCCAAGAGGCGTTGGTAGCAGTATACGATACGGATAGTATCGTCATCATCGCGGATAACTTCCTCCTCCAGCCGTAAATTATTAATTGGTACATCGGACTCCCCTCTTTGAGATAACTCAATGGCGGAGTCCACAAACTCCTCATCCCACCCTTCGGTGTTTATCTTTGCCCGCAGTTGTTCGGGTGTCATATTTATCACATGAAAGCAATAAGGTGCCTCCTGTGGGTCAATGGTGTAGGACGGCCAAAATACATCCTCATCGGGAGCCAAGGCTTTGATGCGGGGTTGGTTGATAACCCTTCGGGTGACAGGGACCGTAGTCTCCCCATCCTTACGCATCTCCTTTAGCATCGCCCGTGCTTTTGTCTTGGATACATTGAATTGTTCTTTGAGGGCAGATGACAACTCATTGTCCATACTGCCATCCTGGATGACCTGTGCGATCTGAGGCATAACCTGTGCGATCTCTTCTAGCTTGATGGATTGTTGCTGTTTAAGGTCTTGGCTTTCCCAATAAACATAATGTACCATCATACCCTTTTCATAGAGGTGGTTTAAGCCAAGTTCCACTTGGTCATAAAATTCTTCCATCCTACTATTTACGAGCCACCTAATAAACGAACTAATAACATTCGCCCTTTCCATATCATCTGACTCCACCGGAGTTGCGACGATGTGAGCGCGTCGTACAGCATTAAGTGACATTGAGACCATGCAATTAATAGTCTCATCCACGAGTCTTACCTCCTGGTCACTTGCCCCATCGAAGGGAAATACCTCTCCTGTCTCAGATAAGTTTGTGTGCTTCTTAAAGTCATCACTCTTACCTGCCCATAGGCAATTACGGGTATCGTAATCTCTTTGCCTACGGTCGATCCATTCGCCTAAGTCACTCTTAGTACGGCGATAAGTCTCCTGTAAATAACCCACATCGGGTTCTTTGGAGACAAACAATAGTTCGGGATCAGACGCGCTTTGCATATGCGTAGCAGATTGTAGACTTTTGTAGTTGACAAGTCAAATTCTTTTAATACCCACCACCACCTGTGGCCACCATACTAGAGGATGTGATGTGGTCTGCCCCACTTACCATGAGGTAACGGATGCAATCGATGTAGTCCTTGAAATGCTCGGTTCGTGACTGACCGCTGTACTCAAGAAGGCAGGTTATGGTATTATCACAACGGTCTGATACATAAAGTTTTGGCTTATTATTAAGGGTCATTGGCGAAGTGTCATCCCATGACAAGGCATCATTTATCTTGGCAATCCCCGTCTCAATCTCCACGCCTGGTGCAGGACGCATAACAAAGCCAAGGTTCGCCATTGTGGTGATAATATTACTCTCTCCCTCTTTCTCCCTCACCGTGGCTGATCCCATGCGTGGGTCAACAATGCGTTCAAAAATATCCTCTTCATGTTCACACTCTTCGAAATGGTTCTTATAATCGACATATCCCCACCCAAGAGGACGCTGGGCAGGACCAGGTTTCCCCACACTCTTCCCTACCCCATTAACATGAGGTAATGCCCACTGCCCCATCGTGCTGTCCGGGAACTCGCGGTATATGTAAACACTCCCATCCCGCATCACTCCTGCCCATATACCCACCCAAGGCTTACTTCCCCCAGGGTCGCAGACAAAGTACCGGGTGACCGGTATGGTGTCATCCTGTATAAATGGAATCTTCTCGTGAGGCACCACATTGGTCTCGCGGTTAAACTTCGGGAAACGCCCCTCCATTGCCTTGGACGGTACCCCGAATAATCGGGCAAGCTTTGTCTCCAGCGGTTG